ATTCTTGACTTTAGTGAATCTAACCCATTTGGCAGCCCATAGGAGATAGACCATGTTTGATCATTTTTATCACCAAATTTTTAGGAAGACGGTGATTGCGTTTGGAACTTTGTTCAATGGCATTGAAATCAATAGGGATGGTAATGAGATTATCAAAGTCCCTCTTGCATATGGACCCACTCAAAAATTCTTAGCGAGACTTGAGCAGCAACCTGATCTGAACAAACCTATTCAGATTAGTCTCCCAAGAATGTCATTTGAGTTCACTGGAGTATCTTATGATAATAGTCGCAAATTAGCGACTACACAAGCATATGCTGTAGCACCTAGAACAAATAAAACTGACATTAAAAAAATGTTCTTCCCTGTGCCATACAATATGGCATTTGAGTTGAATATTATGACACTTTTGAATGACGATGCTCTGCAAATTGTAGAGCAAATCTTACCATACTTTCAACCAAACTTCAATCTTACAATTGACCTGATTGAATCTATTGGTGAAAAAAGAGATATTCCAATTACATTAGAGAGTGTGTCCTTCGAGGACAATTACGAGGGAGATTATACATCAAGAAGAGTACTATTATATACTTTAAAATTTACTGCAAAAACGTTCTTGTTTGGACCCGTGCCAGACAGCAGCAAGGACATTATCTCCAGAGTCTCTGTTGGATTGGGTGCTGGAGATCCAAGTCCAGAAGCAAGAAGATCTATTACATATACAACTCCTGTTGCTACAAAGGCATACAACGGAAATGTTATTACAAACCTGGCAGAGGATTTATCTGCTGCTAGTAACTTGATTAAGATTAATGATGATCAAAACATTCCAGTAAGATCCTATATTACTGTTGACGATGAGACAATGTATGTCAAAAAGAAGGACGGTGGTGAGTTAACAGTCACTCGCGGAATGTATAGAACTACAGCGGTTGAGCACGTTGAGGGTGCTGGTGTCATGTTAATTACTAGTGCTGACAATTCAGCAATCGAAGCTGGTGATGACTTTGGATTTAGTGGGTAATTTCTATGAGTGACAAGTTTAAGGATCTTAACGATACATTTGACGTGGAAGCGGAGATTGTAAAACCAGAGAAGGAGAAGGAGAAGAAGGAGATAACAAAACCTTCAGAATCTGAAGATGTAACCAAGGATTATGAATACACGAGAGGTAACCTCTATTCCATCATTGAGAAGGGACAAGAGGCGTTGGATACTGCGTTGGAACTCGCCCAAGACAGCGGACAAGCAAGACAATTTGAAGTTGTCGGACAGTTGATTAAAAATGTTGCGGATGCAACTGACAAATTACTTGATCTTCAGAAGAAGTTGAAGGACTTGGATGCTGATGAAAAGGGTCCTACAAATGTTACTAATAATGCAATGTTCTTCGGATCCACCGCAGAGTTATCAAAGATGCTTAAGCAACAAGCTAAAAATCTAAACGAAGATAAATAGAAAAAAAGTGTTTTCTAGAGATGCCTAGTTTTGAAATCAACCCTAATGCGAAGAAGGGTTCCGAGAGAGATAAGAAACTCCAGAATAGAGCAGACGCTGGCGGTGTTGAAGGAAGAACTGCTGCAAAGATGCTGCAAAAGAAGGGTAAAGGACCTTCTCTTCCTGGACGCATCCAAGACATGAAAAAAGTGTCTGAAGAGGAAGTCGTACCTGGTATCAAACTTGTTGATATCGTTCTCGGTGAAGAGATGTGTGGTAAGGGTATGTACTACTGCTACACCGATAAGAAGTGTAAAAAACTGCCTAAGGGTCTGAAGATGACTGCACGCTTTGGTGGCGGTGGCATTGAACCTCAAGAAGTTGGTATCGATAAACCTGTAGAGGGTGGTGAAGGTGGCAATGGTGGTAACGGTGGTACTAATGAATCTATTGCTATTGAAGACGCCTTCGGCAATAAGTTTATGGAAGTAGTTGATCTCATCAAACCAGAAGATATTGTTGAAAAGTGTTGGAAGGGATATAAGAAGAAGTCAAAGAAAGTTAAAGTCTCAGAAGGAGATAAGTATGATGATGTAGGAAAGCAAGCAGCAAGAATGAGTCTGTTGAACAATCCAGGTCCTCGTTCAACTCCAGAACAAACTGCTGCAAAGAAAGCACGTCTTGAGAAGAAACGTGGCATGAAACTCGATGATCATCCTCAGTTCAAGAAAGAGGAAGTTGAGAATGTAGAAGAAGGATATGGCGCAGCACCTGGTTCTGGTGAGAAGTCTCAGGAAAGAACTAAAAAGTGGATGGAAAAGAAGGGCATGAAGGGTGCTCCTGGTCTTAATGCAATGGCTGCTAGAAAGAAAGAGCATGAAGAAAGAAGAGGAGTAAAGAAAGAGGAAGTTGACAAGAGACGCGCACCAGCGGAATTGGTTGCTAGACTGAGCGCCAAACGCGAAGGTCACATGGCACAAGATGGTCCTAACAAACCAGCATATGATGCCAAGCAAAGAATTCTTGCAAAAACAAAGGCAAAAAGAATGGGTGAAGAAAATGAAACTGTTGATGAGGGTATCAGAGGAGATGATTCACCTACTAATGCCCAAATCACCAAGCAGGGTGCAGAGCGTCAGAACGCTGTTGCCAAACTGATGCAGAACAAGGACATGCAGAAGCGTATGGATGATGCTATTGCTAAGAAAGTTAAGAGAGAAAAAGAAGAACAGGCGAAAAGAATGAGAGGTGAAGAAGTGAACGTTGATGAAGCAGTAAGACTTCAAGCGGAATATGGCAACCTCTTAGCAGTTGTTGTCATGTGGAGAGGTAGATCTCTCATGATCAAAATGTTCTTCCCTAAGGCATCTATGCCTAAGAGAGAAGATGTTCAAAGAGAAATTGAGAAGGTTTATCCTGGTGGTAAAGTAACTCACTTCCATAGAACTGATCTTCCAAGTGACTATTCTCCTCATAATGCTCCTATTGTAAGAGTACAGAAGGAAGAGGCAGAATGTGCAGGAACTCCAAAAGGCAAGGACTGTCCTGTTCATGGTCAGAAGTGCTGCCCAAATCTCTCTGAGGAAGACGTGGACGAAAATCGTTTTGCTTCTCATGGTGGAAAGGATACCGATGCTGGATCTGCTTATGCAAAACCAAGCAAAGGTGGAAATAAAAAGGGTGTCTACACTTTAAAAGGTAAAGACGGTAAACCTTTGTTTGATAAAAAAGAGGAGGTTGAGGTTGATGAAGCAGCAGGAGAGAAGGATGCCTGCTATCACAAGGTAAAAGCACGTTACAGTGTTTGGCCAAGTGCATATGCTTCTGGTGCATTAGTTAAGTGTCGCAAGAAAGGTGCTAAGAACTGGGGCAACAAAACCAAGAAAGAAGAGTTTGAATATGAACTCAATGAAGGTTGGGTAGCAAACACTGCTGCTAAGGCTTTTGTTGAGGAAGGTCTCAATGAAGACGGTGTTGCAATTCTCATCGAAGAGATGGGTCTTGAATCCTTTGTTGAGTTTGTTTATGATCTTGGTGAAAGTACAATGCTCTCCGAAGCAAGAGCAGGTGGCGTTAGAGTAGAACCAGTAACCAAGAGTGGCAAAGCAGTAGGTTCACTCAAAGGTGGTCCTAAAGCAGCAGCAATTAAGAGACTTCGTAAGGAGAAGCAGGCAAGAAGAGACGCTGAGTCTGGTAGTTCCAAACCATCTGGAATGAAGGCAGCACTTAGAAGTCAGTCTGATAGAGCGAAGGCAGTCAAGAGTGCTAAGAGTCAGCAACCTAAGAAGAGAGGTCTTCTCGATAAAGTTGCTAAGACAGTCCTTGATGGAATGGATCGTCACAACAAAGCAATGAAAAAAGCGAAGGGTGACATCGAGACTACCAAAAAAGCTGCTAAAAAAGCAGGTAAGGTTGCAAAAGATTTTGGATCTGGATTTGTCTCTGGTGTGAAGACTGCAGGTAAAGTTGCTAAAGCAGCACACAAACTAGCAACTGAGGAGGAGGATCGCCTGGGAAAGTCTGATTTGGATGAGGCAACCCCTCGTCCAAAAGCGACACAAAGGGGTAAGATCTCTAAAGCAGAAGCACAAAAGCGTCAGGCACGAGCAGATAGAAGAGCGGCAGCACAAGAGCGCCGTGATGATAGAGCAAAGGCAGGTATTGATGCACTGATTGGGTCTGATGAAGATCGTAAAGCAGCTGCAGCAGCAAGAGCAAACCCAGAAGGACAGAGAAAGAAGGCACTAAAGAGAACTATTGCTGCTAGAATGGCAAAGGGTGCAAAAGATAATAACTTAGGTGAAAAGTTAAATCTTAAGAAGGCAGACATGGGAGAAGTCATTGACGACTTCTATGATTCTGATGCTCCTCAATTCAAAGGCAAGTCCAAAGAGAAGCGTCGTCAGATGGCAATCGCCGCTAAATTAGAGGCGGAAAGAAGTGAACAAGTAGAAAAAGATGATCAGGTTGAAGAGGGATTTAAGCAAGCAGATTATGTGAAAATGAAGAGGAAGGAAAAGAAACATGCCCATGATGCTTTTATGCAAGGACCTGATCCTCAAGAACTGAGTGGTAAGTATCGTAGCAAATCAAGAAACCGAGCACTCAAAATGGCAGGTATCCGTGATGCAATGATGAG